CTTGACGAGTTAAGAAGTTACCACGCTCATCCATGAAACCTTGTTCGTGGGTATCAAAAGTCTCAAGCTTACGTTGTTCGTCATGCTTTGGTCCCATGCGCTCAATGTTGCCAGTTTCTTTGTTCCTAATAGCAGCTTCAACAATAGGAGCTTTAGAGTCACGTTCAGCTTTGATAGCTTCAAGTTTTGTTATATAAGCATCTACTTCTTCTGGGGGAGAACCTTCAGGAGGTTTGGGAGGCAGATCATTAATAGTAGGTTTAATTGGCCTAACACCACCAGGTAAGACACTAGAAATCTTTTCACCAATCTTTTGACCAGCAACAAAAGGAATCCTACCTGCTATGTTAAACCCAGGCATAGCTGCACCAGCAGCCGTAGCTGCTGCTACCTTCCAAGGCTCAATTGTTCCTGTTTCAGCATATTGTGTACCAGCTTCAATACCACCCTGTAAACCACCAGATACAGTACGTTGTCCAACAGGACTAGCAACAAATCGAGCAGCTTTACTAGCGCCTTCAGACACAGCACTAACAGCAGTTCTAGGAGACATGCCAGCCATACCCACACCTAATTCAGTTAAGAATGTAGATGTTGGATATGCTTCTTTTTCTATTTGACGTTGTTCATAATCTTCGGGAGCAAATGTTTTGTGCATCAAGTCTTGAACTTTTTTAGCAGCACCAGAAGCAACCATTGCTCCACCAAATCCACCACCAAGCACAACAGCACCACCAACAACAGGAGCAAATGGACCAGATAAAGCAGCAGCACTAGCAGCATATGGAGCAGCTACAGCCATACCAGCACCAAAGCCAGCTAAACCAGCACCTGTAGGAACAATTGCTTCTCCACCAGTACGATATATGTTTCTTCCGAGTCTACTTGCAGAGTCGCTTGTAGAGCCTGATTGCAAACCAGGTTTAGAGTACATACCAAAAGCAGCACCACCCTCACCCTCAATAATAGGAGTAGTTGAAGGTCTAGCTTCTGGTTCTTTAGGTATCAAATCATCAAAAGAAATATTAGTTGCTTTAGAAGAACTTGCTTTACTTGGGATCAAATCATCAAAAGAAATGTTTGTCCCTTTACTTGGAGTCGATGATCCTTGTTGTTTGGTTGGAATAAGATCGTCAAAAGAAATGTTAGTAGCCATACATTATTCCTTGACATTAACACCAGCTGCTCTAAGCCGTTCTAGAACTTTTTCACGAGGAGCTCCTTTTTTAAGAGCTTTGTTAGCTTCATCAATAGCCGCATCATTTTCTGCTTGGGTTAACTTGACAGGTTGTTTGTTACTAGTAGCAGCAGCTCCACCTCCTTTAGATTTTTCTTTAGCAGCACTTACAGCTTCAGGAATGGTAGAAAAACTATCATACTTAGCACCAGAAGCCAAAGCATTTGCAACAGCAGTTTCTTCGTTAACCTCTTTACCTTTCCACAAAGATGGAATGTTAGTAGGTTTACCCCCATTTAGTTTGGGATCAGTAACTGTGATGGTTAGTTCAGTGGAGTAACTACCATTAGCATTTTTAACAGCAGGATACCCATCATGGGTTTTAGCATTAGTAGGCATCCCACCTTTAGCAGAAGGAATCTTTCCTTCAACTGCTTTGCTACCAGTAGATTTATCTTCAATGTCAATGGGTGTTGCTCCTCCGTACAACTCAAGTTCTTTTTTAAAATTGTCTAAGATGCTATCCTTACCTGGAAAGTTAGGAGCAGTGGCAGTTAAAGTAATTTCTTTTTTAATTTGGTCACGTTTAAAATTATCACGATCTGTAACAGCTTTTTGATAGTTAGCTTTTTCAGCAGCATCAAAGAACCAAGTTCTATCAAGCTTAGCTTCAGCATCAGATACATTTTTATCTAAAAGTTCTAGAGGTTTTTTAGCAGATTTTTCAACAGATTCTATAGCCCTGTTGTAAGTAGTCCATGCTAAACGGTCTTCTTTATTATCAGCAGTATCACCACCTACCATTCTGCGATTGAGCATACCATTTTGACGAATAACTTCTATGCGTTCACGAGATGCAGCAAGAACTTTAGCTTTTTCAATCTCAATATTTTTTAGTTGTGTAGCCATCTGCCCCTTGGCATTAAGCATAAGGTTCTTGGCTGCTTCTTTCTTTTCAGCACCAGTCATATTACTCCAGTTTGCTTCTCCAATCTGAGAGACAAGAGCTTTTTTATTGGCTTCTGGAAGACGATCTACAAACTCTTGCACCTTATCATCAGGCAATGCAGCAATAACACCATAAGCATTACCCACTTCTTGAGCTTGTTGATCTAGTTGTTTTTGTCTGCCAGCTATTTGTCTTACTTCGAGTAACTCAGCAGCAGCTAAGTTTGTTTTTAAATTTTCAACATTTCCAGACTGGGCATCAAGCATAGCTGCCATACGCAGCTTTTCAGGATCACTAGCATTTTTAAATTCAACAGTTTCTGATAAAACTTTGAGACTAGCTTTAGATGCTTCAGAAGATTTAAAATTAGTATCAGTAACCAAGTTACTTAACCTAGTTTTTTCTAAAGTCTGTTGATCTTGTTTTTGTTGTAAAGCTAATGCTTCTGGAGCATAGGAAGCTTTAAGACGATCTTGTTGTAGTTTAAGTTGTGTCTCTTCAGCAAGAGCATCAGTTTGTTGTTGCACATAAGGTGCAGCAGCCATACTTTGCTGAAGTTGTAAAGCTGCTTGTCCACCAGCAGCTGCATCGGTCATTAGATAAGCCATGATTTATTCCTTATGGTGCCCATGTGCCGCCTTGAGTCCAATCAGTACTTCCAGCATACGATGGCATACTTGTAACCATAGGATTTGTACCGTAAGTAGATTGCGGACTACCATACTGCCCTGCAAGACCAGAAAGACCTGTAGAAAGAGCGCCTAGACCCTGCATAAAGCCAGCTTGGTTTGAACTGGATTGAGCTAAACCAAGTCTAGCTGCTTCAGATGGTGCAGCACCTGCACCAGAACCTACAGCAAGTCGATTAAGATAGTCAGTCATAAAGCCATAGTAGCCTTTTTGTCCAATGCTTTGAAGATCTATTTGTTCATTACCAGAGTACAACATTCCAGACTTTGATGCAGAACGTTTAGAAGCTTCCATAGCAGGATCTAGTACACCACTTTGAAATTGACTATATCCTGGCATTTTGGTAGGGTCTAATGTGCTACCACTAGTTAAAGCACCACTATACAAAGAAGCAAGATTAGCTCTATACGGAGCAAAAGGATCAGCGGCAACTTGTGCTTCAGCACCAGTAGCACTAGACCCTGGACCAACTCCAAGAACTCTACTTACTCCACCGCCAGTAAGTGCGTTAACACCTGCGGCAATGCCTACAGTAGTAGCAACAGTTGCTAATGAGATTCCAGCAGACATTTTTTATCCCCTCTCCAAAGATTATTTACTTGCATAGCTTGTCGATAGTCTAGAGTTATTTCTTCACCTAGATCACCGCCTACCATACCACTTATATCTCGTAATGCTACTAAGAACATATCTCCAAGACTGTTTGTAAAAGCTACTGCATTAGGAGTCTTAGAGTGGTTAATTAAATACCCCGCAGGGGTTCTACAACCACCAAGCCTCATAGGTGCAATGATGCTGTTTTGTTTAATCACAGCAGTAGAAAACATTCCTTTACCTTCTATAGGTGAGTCTCCAGCACATATGCTGTAGCTACCATCTGGAAAGGGAATGCAATCTTCTCTGTGTTTAGAAGCTAACTCAATGTCTTCTAGAGTCCACCCAGACTCTTCAACCATTAGCAAGAAGTCTTGTCGATCTTCTTCATGCAGCGGATATTCTTTAAGCAGTTTTTCTTGTTGATGTTGCTTAAGAATATCTGGAGACTTGAACAACACAGACTCAAGGTATTGAACATCTGTATTATTAGTAACATAGATATTTTGCCACACAACGTCCTCTAAAGTAAAGCCAACTTTACTACCAGCTTTAGCAACAAACATATGTGGAGCTACCAAAGTTTGAACTTGACCATTCCCATCAACAACATTGATGCTACCTTTAAGCAACACATTCATATGTTCTGAAAGGTGCTCCTGACCCACTATCATCGTGTTTTTAGGATAGTGGGCTTCTCGAATATATAAACCCCCACCAAATCTGTGGACAATAGAATTAGGAGTTTGCTCCTCATTCATCAACGCTTTAGCCAAAGCTAGTTTACTATCTGTAGTACGGAGGTCAAAGCCCTCTTTAGTAGCAACAGAGTTAATAGCTTCTACAATTTGGTCCAAGATTATCTCCTGTAACGTCCACCACCAACTTCTTGCTCTTGGTCCATTTCACCTATTCTAAAGTCTATTTCAGCAGTATCTAAACGAAGAGCAACATTACTGGTACACAAAAATTCCCAGGCCCTACGTCTATCAGCACCGCTTAAATAAACTTCTGATCTAGAAGCATTGAGATCAATAGACCTGTAACTTGACCAAGTATTGTAGTCATCCCCAGTGTGACGTACTTGCATAGTGCCAGCAACTTTATCACCAAGGATCTCTAACCTTCCATAAAACTTACGTTTAGTAGTTCCATTGTCTATGATGTCTGTGACTGTTCTACAATAAATTGCTTGTCCATTATCTTGGTATGTATCTACACCCAGAGTGTACAAAGTTGCAGTATCATCATCTAGGATATATGGGGTATTTAAAACATCTGCATAAAATGCAGGACGAAAGTAAGATTCTTGATACGTACCAGGATTAGCTTGATTACTACTTTGTATAGAGTATTGAGTCCAGGTATACCACATCTTTTCATTGATGTCGTATACAAGAGTTTGGTTAGTGGTATATAAAGTTAGTATATAAAGACTATGCCCACTAATAGTGTAGCAATAAGCAGATACTTGGCTAAGCCCATCAGCTGCTAGGTGTCGGTCAACATTAGCTGTAGAAATTCTAACAGGAGACACACCGTCCATAATGTATACAGAGCGTCCATAAGATTTGCCAGAACCTACCCACAACACAGTATTACTAGTAGCAACAATACTGTCTCCATTAACACAACCAATTTCAGAAGAATAACTTGTAGCTACTCCCAAAGGAGAACCAGTAGCATTAGCAACATCATAAAAAAATTGAGTACTAGCAGTACCAAAAGCCACAAGATAGTTTAAATGCCTAACAATGCCAACAAGTGTGTCTGCTGTTTGTTCAAAACTTACGTAGTTTAAAGAATTCCAAGTAGTTGGATCACCAACATCACAGTTGTATATACGATTGGTAGTTGTACCAAGAAATATATAGTTATCTAAAAACACAACTCCAGGCACGTAGGGTGCTGTAGGTAAAGTAGTTGTAGCTACAAATGAACCTGCTTGATTTAACAGGTAGCCAGTCACTTTGTTGTGAAAGAATAGGTTAGCATCTAAAAATGTCTTGGCAAAATAACTTTGGCTAGTTGATGTTGACGTAGTTCCTAAAGTTGTTACTGCAAAAGAACTGCTGGGGTTAATCTGATACACCGTGTTATTAATAACAGCAACAAGCTTGTCGTTAAATTCTACTAGCCCTTGGCTTGGGGTATATGCAGGAGGTGTAACAGACACAATCTGTTTAACAGGTACAAGACCAGGGCGTTTAACAAACTCTCGTTTTTGATCCCTTGTTTCAAAAAAACAGTTAGAAGAATACGAGTCTTTAGCAAACGTCCCGTTGCGAGATTCTATTGGTTGAGTAAGAGGAATACGCAAGGTAGCCATAATTACTGCCCATAGGAGTTGTTACTTGTAGATCTAAAGTCAGGAGAAAAGAATGTGCTAGAAGCTTCTACATCCCAATCAGACAACAGGGCTTTATATGTGCTTGCTCGTTGAGCAATCTCTTGTCTAGCATTCATAGGAACACCATACTCAAGAGATAGTTGGTCAGCAAGATTCCACATTAAACAGTTCATCCACTCATTAGGAAAATCTGGAACTCCTAATGCACTAGTCAAATCATCTAGAGGCATTTGAGCAACAATGTGTAACTCTAAGTTAGTCTGAGCATTTAAGTCGGGGGTTAGATACACATACAGTACGCCATTTAACTTTCTAGGATCATAGAAAATAGTGTTGGCTGTACCTGTAGAAAACTTAGAACCTAAAACGTTGTACTCTTGTTTAGATAATACCATCACTGGTATGTCAATATACGGGGTAACCTGTTTGTTGCGATAAAACCCTTGAATAACTTTTAAAGGTTTGTCAGTAATAGCTACAGTAGGATTCAAAGAATCGTACATCAAAGTAGAACTAGCACCACCTAAAGTGTAACTAGTTTGGTTATTAGTTAGAGGAACAATGATCTCTGAAATCTTCCACAGTTTTAATCCGTCTGTACTGAATTGCTTGATAAGCAAGTTTAAAGACATAGATGCATTGCTAATAGTAGCGGCATCAGGTGAACTACCAATTTCAAGAACACCTAGCTTACGAAGAGCTATGGTAATAATTTCATCCCGAGTGACTGTGTAAGTAGAACTCATAGTTTTATCCAATTAAAAAGTCGTTTAAACCAGGAGCTTGTTTGTTTGTTATAGCACATCCTGCTACAGCAGTTGGAGGAATAGCTATAGATCCCTCTAGAGTACACACAGGAAGGTTGCCGTAGTTTACATCTGCTTTAGCACAGTCTGCTTGTCCATAGTCTGCTATACCTTGGGTGGTAATAGGAGTACAAACAACAGCAAAAACATCTGCTTGCCCTGGCCTAGTAAAAGGGGGGACTTGTTTATCAGCTACACCATGTACAAAGTCTTGGGGTTGTCTTGGTTCCCAATCTCCAGAACAGACCATAAGTCCATCCCAACGAAGTTGTAAATCATCATTTTTAAATTGACGACCACAAACATCACAGACAACTTTCCAAGCTCCATTGTCCCATCTAGGTCTATACGACATAATTAGCCTATAAATTCTACAACAGCAGTAACAGGAACACTTTCAGTAAAAGTAACTGTAGTAGTGGTAGTTTCTGTATAGCTAGAAGTTAAGATTTGTCGTACACCATTAATATACACATCAAGAGTATTAGCTCCCACACTATAAGTAAAGGGAACTATAAACACAGTTTGTCCTAACGTAGCAGTCACAGTACCACGTTGACGACCTTGGTAAACGTAGTTGTTTACATCGTTAAGCCATGCAGCAACTATAGGAGTACTGTTGTCAATAAAGTAAGTAGTTGCCATGTTCTGTTCCTAGTAACAAGTAGATTGTTATTTTGTATGAAGAAGGAATGTCCAGATTACTCCAGACATTCCAACTAACAACGCACCACAAGCTTTGATAATAATGCCTTCTAACCGTTTAAGTCTAACGTTGATTTGTTCATATCTAAATGCACAGACTTCTTCGTGGCTAGATAGTCTTGATTGGATTGAAGGTTGAGCCACAATAGTTATCTGGTTTAGTTTTGGTTTAACAATCAATTTTGCCAAGTGGGGCAAATGCAATTTGTGAATTAGTGGACATATTAGACTCCTTGTGCCGCAATGGTTGCTTGGTATGCCGCAATCACGCCAGCAGTATGCACAGCAGAGCAAATGGCTTGAACCTTGGCATCCTGAGTGCTGTAATCAGTCCCAGGTACAACTACGTGGCGGTGAAACTTGCTACTGATTTCTACGCCATCTTCTTTGATAGCGGTTTTGGTGCGAACTTGAATTGAGCCGTTTTCAATGACTTCAATCAGATCAACAGAAATAACTTTTTCGAGAGCCATGATATTTCCTTGTTTCCAGCCTGACCATCTAGTCAAGCTCTAAGGTTTCCAGTTAACCGAACTGGCACGGTTTAACAATCAGTTGCGCCAGCAAATTCTGGCATGGTTTTAAGATGTTCGTATGCTTGCTTGATGAAGTTTGCGCCGTCCATGTCAGGGATAAAATCGCAATATTTTTCTTCAACAATTTCGCCATCTTTGGTGCTGTACACCACATATTTGGCTTGCACTTGCGTTTTACTACCGTTTACACGCTCAATTTTCACATACGCATTGCGAAGAATAATTTTTTCTCCGTATACAACAATTTCAACAATTTTATTGAGTGCCATTTTTAATGCTCCTTAATTTGTGCTGTACGAAATTTGCCGCCATTCAGAACTATTTTTCACCAATGTAATTACATCGCGCTGTGCCATTGTTTTATTGGTTGCCCCTGCAAGGCGTAAAGTTGCGCCATTAACAAGCGTTGTATTTCCGTTTTCCGCAGTAATCATTAACACTTGACCATCAACACCGTCAGTAAAGTTTGTAATGCTTGTTGCTGAACTGTTTGAAGCCAAATATAAACCAGCGCGTGTAACCGATGGCGTTGTACTATTGTTTGTAAGAACATTTAACCCAAAAGATTGCAACTCTGCGCTACTGAGTGAGTACCCCGCAGAATAGGGAAACGCATTTGCAGAAGTT